GCGTAATAAGCGTGTAATCATCTGACGGGTTAGTGATCGACACGCCAAGATACGTAACCAAGTTGGCGGCCGTCACCCACGTGCATGTTGGTGTAAACGCAACCGTGCCGGTGTAGAACGCGGCGTACTCGACTGCTGTGCCTGTGCAGGCGTACAACACTTGATTAGCGCGTGCAACGGTTTCGTTAAATGTCCATTCGCCTGTTGTGCTATCTATGCCCGTGTATTCGTATTGCGGGCATGACAACACGGTAAACGTGCCGTCAAACGGTGCGCCAACGCTTGCGACAACGATGCTGTCGCCAACCTGTATGTCGGTTGGCTCAAGCGTTGAAATGCAAGCGTAGTTATTTAGTAACTGTTTTGACGCTGTTAAATAAGTTGCCATAGCGGTTATGCCGCTTGACTACTACGCAACGACGATGGATTGAATGAACGACGACTTGGCAACAAATGTTGCAAAGTATCCGTAATAAGAGAACGTGCGACCAAGGGTTGCAGGTACTTCTACTGACAAGATGCCTTTTTGTTGTTCGTAAATTTCGTAGCCCGGTGCGTAAACAACAAGCATTGTGCCTGATGCAAAGTTGTTATCAACAACCATTGACAGACCGTAAATGTTTTGGCTCGAGTATTGCAAACCACTTGTGTTGCCGACGCTGTTCATCGTTGTCATTCCGCCACCGTTGTAGCCCAACAATGGTCGCTTGTCGGCGTCTAATTGACGGCCGATAAGTTCCCATACGTCAGGTGATACACACAAGTGTGTTGGAAAGTAGTTGCTGTCTTCTGCGATTTCGCGTGCTGCGTCATAAATTGACGCAATCAACGAAGTTGGATCAGTTGCGCTAACCGTCCATGTCGAGCCTGACGCCGTTTTACCTGCAACCAAATTGTCAGCTGCAATGTTGTCAGTCGCGATCAAGTACTCGCCAGCAAGATCGTTTAAGATCAAGTTCATTGAAGCTGGGTCAGTAAAGTCCATGTCCTGAACCGACAAAGTGACTTGTCCTGCAACAGTTGTTTTAGTAACTGTGTTTGATGCAATAACCATTGTGGTTGCGCTAACTGCTGAACCTTCAGTCTGTGTTGCGGCCGAAGTGTGCGTCGTGATTGTTGGTCGGATAAAAGTTTTGCTAGGTGTGTTTGGCATTGCACGCGCACCAAATGCACTCACAACTGGTCGCACAAAGTTTAAGTCTTGAAATAGTGGCCCAAGAACTGGAACTGGCAAAAGACCCGGTGTGTCGGTTGTCAAAATGTCGCCTGCTGCTGCTTGCAACGCTGACGCTTGTTTTGCTTGCGCTGCTTTGAACGCTGCGTTTACTTTAACAAATGTGTCGCCACCTGCGTGCATTGCTGCCATGTATTCGCCCGGTGTTGGCATTTTAAATTCGCGTGCAGGTTGCGCCCAAAGTTTTTCAACTGTTGATGCTGCTGCTTCTGCTACTGGAGTGTCTTTGATTTCGCTCATGGGGGTTGTGTCCTTTTCTTTGTCTTGATCTGATTGTAACTCTATTGCTGGTTCTGTTTCGTGGATAGTCTCATTGGGTGCGCTGGCTGCCACGTCGGTGATTACTGCGCCTGCAAATGCGCCTTCGCTGACTAACGACAATTCTGACCAGTTAGCCGACTCCACGATCATTACGCCTTCTTCGTCGTAACTAAATTTTGTAGGTGTTACGCCTACGGATACTGCGTCAATTACCCCGTCATTTGCGAGCGTTAGTGCTTCGTCGCCTAGTCGAGTGGCGCTGATCTTGGCCGTAAACAACATGCCTTCGGCGGTGTCTACACGCTCAACTACTTTGCCGACAATCTGATTGCTGTCGTGCTGCATGTAAAGTTTTGGGTCGCGCCCCGTGACTGGCAACGACCCTTGCAAAAATCGTACCTTAGTGCCGTCATTGACTGTGGCTGTTTCGTCGTATGTGACTGCTACGCCTGAGATTGAGCGCGACGGCAAGCCCTCTGCCGCCGCTGCATCAACCGTGATCTGTGAAGGGGTTAATCTGATCATAAATTTTATAGTACTCCATTTGGTATTGGTGTTTCGGAATTGTCTTCGCGGTAGTCACTCATTGAGTATTCGCCTGACAAATATTGCTCTACGTCAAACTCAACGTATGTGCCGTTTGGTAGCACGTTGTTGCCGCTTAATGTGCCAGCAATGCAATCTGCGTAAGCGCGTACGCCAAATGTCCACAAATCCATGCGCGCTTCAGCGCTCGACTGATACGAGTACGACCCGACCGACACGCCTGCAAGGTACGGCGGAATGTTGCACAAACGCGCCATTTCCATTGCCTGAAATTCGGCGCTGTCAATTAACAACATTTTGTCAGGGCTAGTCAACGTTTCTGTGTAGGTCACAAACTCGTTTAGCGCTGCAGTCTGATTAGTTGCGCGCGCAACGTTAAACGCGGCCGCAAGATCAGCCAACTCTTGTGCGCTTAACGGCTCGCCACCAGTCTGACGCAAAATGCCTGCCGGTATTGCTGACGTAGAATTTCTATGACGTGCTGCTTCAAGTTGTAACGCTGTAGATACAGATTGCGTTGACTGATAAACGATGCCTTGAATTGGCGACAAGAATTGCACAACATCATTTGGGTCTAAATTGCCGCCTTGAAAAATAATTTGTTTTGACGGCGCAAACCAAACTGGCCCTGACTGATCTAAAGTCTGCACCATTGCGGCAGGTAGTCGAGTGTACGACGCTGGGTATCCGTCGGCTGTGCGTGACGTAATGTACCAAAACGCGCGACCGTAAAAAAATAGATCGTCAAATGTCCAAGACAAAATAAAATTGTTTGGCAATGTTGGGTCTATTTTGCGTAGCCAAGTGCGCGGTGCAATCGGCAACTTTTCCATTTCGTTGCCGTTCCAAATTTCGTTGTACATTTTCAAGTTCATGCAACCGATGACGCTGGCCATTAGATCGCGCGCTCGACTGACGGTTGGCACGCTCATTGCACGATTGCGTGCGTCGCCCTCTACGTACGAGTAGTACTGACCGACCATATTTGCGCCACCGTTGTTAACGCTGTTGCTGTAATAGCCACCGGCTGCGGCTGCTTTGGTTGGCTCAGGCGAAATCGCCGCTTTGTTTACTGACCTGTTAAAGATTGCCATTGCCTAAGTATGCCACCAATTCTTTTACCCGTTGTGTATAGGTGACCGCTGCCCGTACCGGAAAAGTAATAGATTACAACGGCCACCCACTAGACACATTAGCGACTAGCGACAACGATCATAGGTTTGCCTGATGAAGTGGGTCGTGATGCGAGCGCCGCTGACCAAACTAAACAACGTGCCAACTCAATTGGGCCGGGTGATCGTTGGCTAGATAGTGCGATGCTGTTTTGTGACCTGACTGCGACGGCTCGTTGCACGTGTTCAGCAAGCATAGTTTCGCCTGTGTGCCACAACAATTTTTCGTTAATCATTGATTTAATTCGAGGCGTAAATTTTAAGATTTCGCCGTAGCCAACTACTGCTCGTCGTCGCTCAAGCGCTAACGGCCAATGAATATCTATCGAAGGGCTGATAGCAAATTTGACTGCCGTGTTTTTGGCTAGGCGCTCAACATGGGTCAACATTTCGTTGTATGTGTCGGCAACAAATTCGACTGTGACTACTGTGCGGCGATCGTCTAACACGACTGCTCGGGTCGCAAAATAGCGGTCGTCGGTCATGCTGGTTTCTATAGCGACTGTGCCGCCTTCGGGCATTGAGTCTGTGTACTCCAACTCGGGCCACAAACCCGGTGCTATCCACGACTTGTCTGACGCGACCCATAGGTTGCATGACGCGCGCAAGAACGCTGCACGGTCAGGGTTGTCAGCTTCAGCCTCAATTGTTTTTAAGGTAAGCGTTGTGCCGAGCGCTGGGTTTGCCCACGGCCATGCGCGACTATCCATTGGGGATATGTCCGGCGGTGGCGACCATTCAGCAAAATAAAGACTGCTCGGCTCTTTGCGATCTATAGCCCTAAGACCTTGCTCACGCCAACGTTGCATTGCGGTACTTGCCTCTGTACCTGCCGTTGACCAACACGACAATAACGGTGACCGTCGAGCGCGCTGACTGGGCAACAAACCCGTGTCAATAACTTGTGTGCCTATATCCCAAATTTCGTCAGCCACGATTAGGTCGCACGACATGCCGTGACCAACCGAGTTGTTGGCGGCGCGCACAAACCACAAAGACCCGTCAGGCATTGTCACACTATTGCGACCGTAACTAGCGCGACACGTAGCACCAAACTTTAATTTAAGAATGTCAGCCAAACGGTCATACAACATGACTGCCAAATCGAGTCGGTGAGCGGTAGTCAACACGGTCTGAGCCTGCCCACGATGCTTAGGCATCTCAGTCAACCACCAACCCACAAGCGCCGTAAGAGCAACCGTCTTACCGTTTTGCCGAGCCGTAGAAACCAAAGAAATACGATGCAAAAAATCGCCGTCAACACCAAACGCCAACTGCCGATCAATAACACGTTGCTGCCACGGCATAAGTTGCATACCGAGATGCTCGAGCGCCCATCCCCCCACCTCAGCCCCAAACGACAGCGCATCAACCGGCACAATTGTTTCCAATCTCGGCTCATCACGGCCAGTTACCGCTAGTTCAGGCTGGTTAGGGTCATCGGGGATAATCCTCGG